GTAAGTGGTATAGGAGATGCAGCATCTTCTACAGCGAAGGAGATAGAAAAATCACTGGCCGGATTTGACCAGATAGAAAAGCTTTCAGAGCCAACGGACAGTAGTAGTTCTGGTGGAGATAGTACATCTTCAGGTGGTCTTGGTATAGACACAGGAGTAACAGCGGAAACAACAAATGTATCAAGTGCAATATCAAATATGGCATCTAAGGTCAAAAAGGCATTAGAGCCACTTAAGTCAATATCATTTGATAATCTGATAACATCACTTGATAATTTAAAAGAATCAGCGCAACCACTGACAGAAAAGTTGTTTTCAGGTTTGGAATGGGCTTGGACAAATATATTTGTACCATTAGCTACATGGACAATTGAAGATGCGTTACCAGCTTTTTTAGATGTTTTATCAGCAGGGCTTGATGTATTTAACAGTGCATTAGATGCACTAAAGCCATTATGGGACTGGGCGTGGGATAATTTCCTTGAGCCGGTAGCAGAATGGACTGGTGGAATGATAGTTGATATCTTAAAAGATCTGGCAGCAGCTCTGGAAGGAATATCAACCTGGATTAGCAATAACCAAGGACCATTTGACGCAATAGTTGTAACGATATTAGCGTTTGCAGCGGCTTGGAAAGCTGTAGAACTTGCTGAATTCATAATGAATGCTGGCGGTGTGGTTGGAATTATAAATAAGATGAAGACTGCAATAGAGGCCTGCACAGTAGCAAAGATAGCCGACAAATTAGAAACGGTTAAAATATGTGCGCTGTATGCAAAAGATTTTGTAAAGAGTATTGCTTCATCTATAACACAGCTAGGAATATATTACTCTACATGGTTTAAAGTAAATGTTTTGCAATCTGATGTTGTAAAAAATTTAAAGGGCATAGTAGTTGCTATTAAGGAATCAACATTAGCATTAAAAGACGATATTGTTCAATGGGTGAAGAATACGGCTGAAAAAGCAAAAAATAAAGCTGTAGACATAGGACAGAGTATAAAAAATTTGGCTATTGATATGGCTAAAGCTACTAAAGAACTTGCACTTCAGTCTGTTGAATGGGTGAAGAATACAGCGGAAAAGGTAAAAAATAAAGCTGTAGATGTGACAACAGGAATTAAAGATTTTGTTGTTAATATGGCTTTAGCTACTAAGGCACTTATTTCACAGGCTGTACAATGGGGAATATCAACTGCATCCAAAATAGCAGATACGGCAGCAACAGCGGCACACACAGCAGCAACTTGGCTTGCTACGGCAGCCACAACAGCATTTGGTGTGGCAATGTCTATATTAACAAGCCCGATTACACTTGTAATTGCAGCTTTGGCAGCGTTAGGACTTGGAATATATGAACTGGTAAAGCACTGGGATACAGTAAAAGAGGCAGCAGGAATATGTTGGGACTGGATTGTAGATAAGTGGCAGTCTGCCGGAGAATGGTTTTCAGGTATCTGGGAGAGTATAACATCAGCCTTTTCTAAATTTGACGACTGGCTGCAGAATATCTTTAATATGGATTTCTCAAAGAGCTTCGGTTCATTGGGCGACATTATGAATGCATATGTTGCTAATGTGAAAAATATATTCGGAGATATTAAGAACATATTTGGCGGCTTGATTGATTTTATCACAGGAATTTTTTCAGGAGATTGGGAAAAAGCGTGGAATGGAATAATAGATACATTTAGCGGGATTTTTTCTTTACTGGCAGATGTTGCGAAAGCACCACTCAATCTTGTTATTGGATTTATTAACGGACTGATTACAGGTGTTCAATCTGGCATAAATGCAATAGTAAGGTCTGTAAATAAGCTTAGCTTTAAAGTACCAAACTGGGTACCTGGTATAGGTGGCGAAGATTTTGGATTTCATTTACCGGAAGCCGACTTCTCTAAGATTCCATACCTTGCACAAGGCGGATATGTTAAGCCAAACACCCCACAGCTTGCAATGATTGGTGATAACAGACACCAGGGTGAAGTTGTAGCACCAGAGGATAAACTTCTTGATATGGCACAGAAGGCAGCTGCTATGGCATCCAGTGCAGAACTGTTGGCAGAAGCCATAAGTATTCTTAAACAAATACTTAAGATACTGGAGACACTGGACCTTGATATACAACTAGATGGAAAGAGCCTTAAAAAATATGTAGTTGATAAGATTAACGAGCATACAAAGCAGACAGGAAAATGTGAGATTATAACTTAACAAGGATGTGATGAATTGATACTAAGATGTGACAATCAGGAGCTTCCGGCTCCTGTGTCCATCAAGGTGGATGATGAGATTATATGGTCTTCTTCTACAGGACGAGCACTTGACGGAACAATGTTGGGTGATGTTGTCGCTGAAAAGAAGACCTTATCTATTAATTGGGGAATATTGAAGGAAGATGAGATGGCACTTATTAAGAACAAACTTATCGCCGGATTCTTTCCAATAACATTCCATGACGATGGACAGGATATAACAATAACAAGCTATAGAGGTACATTGAGTAAAGAGGTGCTGGGTGATATAGGGGACGGTAACTATTACTACAGAAGTGCCAGTGTATCTATAATACAGCAGTAAGGAGCAGAACATGAAAAAAACAATGACTATTAAACAGATTGATAATAGTGCAACAATGCTTAAGAATTTACAGGGCTTAAGAAAGCATTGGCCTGTAAAAGTAAATTATGCAATTGCAAAGAACCTTAAGACATTGTTAGGAGAAGTAGATATTTTTGTTACACAGAGAACTGAAGTAATACAGAACAATGTGCTTAAAGATGAAAATGGGAATGCTGTCATGGACGGAGATTCTTACCAGTTCCCAGAAGGTAAAGAGCAGGAAGTTGTAAAAGAGATTGATGAGATGTACAACATGGAAACGGATGTTGATGTACATATGATTAAGATGGAAGACATATCTGTATGTGATTCTGACAGCAGATACGATGGAACTACATTAGAGGATATTGCAGCCATTGAATTTATGATCGAGGATTAAGCCTATGTATAATAATGTATCAGAGCAATTTGCGACAACGATTAGATCACCATCGCGAACATTTAACTTACGATTAAAGATAAATGGTAAGTGGATTGACGCTGGCTTTAAAAAGATGAGCTATGAGACCGCTTCCACATCTGATGAGGGTATACAGATAGGTTCGGCTGTTGCAGCTAAGATAGAACTGACAGTAAAAAGAATAAATGAGTTGTTTGAAAACACAGAGATACCTATAGAGATAGGATTGAAACTGCCAAGCGGAAAGTATGAGTATATTCCACTTGGCTTTTTTACTGCAGAACATCCAACGCTTGACCAGGCAACCACAACATTTACGGCTTACGACAGAATGATGAAGACCACAGGTGTATATGTATCTGAATTGACATATCCTGCAAGTGCAGAATCTGTTTTAAAAGAGATAAGTACTGGATGTGGCGTTCCCTGTAATATATCTGGCTTGAATGGAATAATTATTGATACTGCACCGGTAGGATATACCTATCGTGAGGTTATCGGATATATCGCTTCTTTAGCTGGAGGTTTTGCCTGCGTAGACAGAACTGGAACAATTGTTATTAAGTGGTATGAGGATAATGGCTATACGATAAATGAATCACGAATAATGACATTTGAAAAGAATGAGAGTGATTACCATTTAGATTATCTCACATGTAATGTTGACAGTAATACTTCTTTTACAGCAGGAAGTGGAACTCTGGGAATAACATTTGATAATCCACTTATGACAGAAGAAAAGCTTAATTCTGTATATAAGAAAGTAAGAGGATTTGCGTATAGAGGTGCAAGCTTAAAGACGCTTGGAGACATCCGACTGGATCCATGGGATATTGTAACTGTTGAAGAGTCAGGGGAGACTTATAAGGTTCCGGTTATGAATATAACACAGGAATATGATGGCGGTCTTGCTATGACTATTACAGCTTATGGCAAAACAGAAACTGAAACAGAGACAGATTATAAAGGACCATCTACTAAGCTTGCAGAACGAACATATGCGGAAATGATGCTTACTAAGGAACTGGTTTCTAAAAAGGTAGATGCAGAATGGGTTAAGGCTAATACGGTAACTGCAGAGACTATTGTGTCTGTAAACAATGAGCTGCAGTATATTAAGAATAATTACCTTAAATCTAATGAGGCAGACATAAAGTTTGCAACAATAGAAGAGGAAAAGGTAATAAAATCTGACATAGAGCAGCTTAATGTTAAATATGAGAAAGTAGGCATATTAGATGGTGATGTTGCTGGTATTAAAACATTAATGTTTGGCTCTTCCACTGGCGAAAGCATTACTACAGATTTTGCAAATAGTGTTGTGAGCATGATAGGTACAGCACAGATTAAGGACTCTATGATAGCATCCTTAGATGCAAAGAAGATAAAGGCTCTGGATGTTGACACAACAGATGTAAAGGTACACAGCAAAGATGGCAAATCACAGTGGACTGATAACACCATTCAGATCAGTGATAGCACAAGACTTCGCGTTCAAATCGGAAAAGATGCATCAGGTGACTATAACATGTATGTGTGGGATTCAAAAGGCAGCTTGATGTTTGACGCGTTAGGACTTACAGAACAAGGTGTACAGCGTGAAATTATCCGTAATGATATGGTAAAAGAGGACGCAAATATATCTGCTGGAAAACTGGATATAGCAAGCCTTTTTAATGTTATTAACAATGATGGCACACATACACTTAAGAGCAACAAGATATATCTGGATGATGCAGCACAGACACTTAATGTTCTTCTGCAGGATATAAAAACCGGTTCTGGAAAGGATTATTCTGAATGGGGAAGCTTATTAAAGCAGTCTGATGATTTTATAACACAGAAGCTTTGGTGGACTGAGAACATAGACGGAACCAGCGTTAAGGAAAAGTTTTCTAATGTAAACCAGACATTGAAGGAATACAGCGTGAGCCTATCTAATATGGCCAAGTATGACGATGAAATATACCTGATATCTTATGTGCCAACAAAGGATAATTATCCGGCTTGGGATTGGGGTGTTCCTGTGTATCCGGCTGATACACAGTTTCCACGCGAAGAAACATGGCAGTACAACGATACTGAGTGGGATAAGTATATTGGAAAGATTGCTTACTGGGAAAACGAAGGCAGCGCATGGCGGTTCATCCGCAATGAGGATGGAAGCCATGGCTGGAAAGAGATTCCAAATTCGGAAACAGCTTATATGCTAAGACAAAATTCTGCCTTGAGAATCAATATTGATAGCATAAGTAACAGTTTGTCATTAACTCAGCAGGATTTAAAGGGCAATTATAGCACAACAACGCAGATGAACAATGCTATAACACAAGCAGTTAGTGCAGAGAGTGGTAGCATTAAAAGCGAGATTTCTAGAACATATGTTACCAGTGATATGTTGTCAGAA